GGATACCATTTTCTACATTTTAATCATTTCTTGCTATCTGACAACAGGTTGAATCTCCTGACCCTGTACTGCTTGTTGGGCGGCTTCGATTTCTGTCATCACCATGTTCTGCTGCTCGACTCCGGTCTTGGCAAGGGTCTCGGCTGTCTTAGCCTTGGACAACCCTGCGTCCGCCACAGTCTTAATAACGCTGGCTCTTGCCTGTGATGCCTTGGCTGTTGCCTCTTCTGCCGCTGCCTGTAGGAATACAGCCTGTGGGTCTTGTTGCTGACCCTTCATCTGCTGCTCTTCCATGAGCATCTGAGCCTCTTGCTCTGTCGGCTTGACAACGCCCAGGCGCAACAACTGCTTGCGGAAAAAGTCACGAACCTCGCCAATGCCTTCGCCTTCCATATTCATCATGGCCATTGCTTGCAGGACTTGCTTGGTCTGTGGGTCATCAGTAATCGCCATCATGCCTGTTAGCGCACGAACGGTTGCCGCACGCTTGCTGGAACTGGATGGACCGACATCGACATTGACATCAAATTTGGCTCTGCTCAGGTCGTTTTCGAGGATCACTTCGCCAGTATCGGACACCATTGGCTTCATCAGCTCAACGGTGTTGACATCATCGGTGCGCCCGATAACCTTCATCTTGCGACCTTCCTCCACATAGATGTCCTTTGCCATGCTCAGCCAGATTTCACCGGATCGCTTCATGCCTTTGGCAAAGTTGCTCATGTAGATGAACGTCTGCATATCTAGGCGGGTCTGGATCATCTCCACAGCCTTGCCTGAGATATTGCTCACCATCTTGTCACCTTGACCAGAACTGCCCAAGATTTCTTTCATGTCCGTTTCGGTAATCTGGAGCAATGCCGCCATCGCTGGTGGGATTTGTGCGCTGCGAGTGTACGCCAATGGACCAGCTATCTGAGTGCTGCCATCAGCGGCTGTGATCGGGTTGACCAACAGATAAGGATAATTCCGCAGATTGTCATCAGCCCACATGATTTGGTGTCCAGCGACTTGCTCAGGAGTCAGGATCGGTTTCTCAACGCTCGACAATGCGCTGATCTCACCCAGCTTAGATAGCTGCATATTCTTCAGACGCTGTGCATCTTTGGCCAGACGCACATGACCCATGCAACGCTCAACATTATCCACAAACCATCGTTTGCCGTATACAGGCACAATCGGGATGCAATTGCCAGCAATGTATCCCGCATCCTCCAAGACCTTGCCGCCAGACATGATGTACTTGCGTACACGCTTGCGCTTGATCTTTCGCTGCCGAACCTCTTGGCTGCCGATAGCGATTAGGGTTTCCTCTAATGTCTCATCTGCCTTGAAATCTTCCTGACGATACTTCTCTTCTGTCCCGTCAATGCTGCGAAAGATGCGGATCGTCTCTGTGACTTCCTCAATCTTGAAGTATTCAGCGACAAACACGACATCTGGCGTTGCCCAATCAAACTCGTATTGATGGATGATCTTTGGCCAGTCTGTCGGGTCATCGTTGTATGTTTCTTTGTAGCTTTCACGAGTCATGCTGGTGACTACAAAGCAGAACATTGCGTCCGACTTGTCCTGGCGTTTCGAGTTCAGATCAAAGAATACCGAGCTGTCAGCATCAAATATCGGCTCAAACCTGATGCGTTGACGGTCATTCTCTTCGTCCTCTTCATCCTCATATGCGGTTCTGAGTCTAAATGCGCCAATACCCCCACCGACAGCCTCTTCAAATGCGTTGTCGTATGCTTCGTTGGCAACTGAGTCCTGCTCGTCTGCCCGATACAGCCCATCACAAGTGTCAGCGAGTGCATCACTTCCACCCTCTTTGGCAATGTAATCGACTGTGATCCGATTGTTTCGGTACTCGTTGACAATGCGGATGACCGAAAGCATGATCTTGTTGACCTCAAACCGAGGCTTGTTCTCATACTGATCGTATAGTGGGCCTTCCCATTGTGCGCCGCAAATAGAATAGAAACGTCTGTCCTGTAAGCATTGGAGACGCTCGTCCCGCAACGCTGTTTGGATGTCGTTGTACTGGCGCAGAGCTTCAGCGTGCAAGTTTGCCAAGCGTTGATCGTTGGGAATGCGAGCCATGTTTATCCTCTTTGTGCGTATTAAATCACCATTTGTTGCTTACTGGCAATGGTGTAAAGCTCTGAACCTTAGAAATATTTGTCCTTCTGACACCTTCGCAAGCATACCGCAATGCGTCAATCACATGGTTCTTTTTGTCTTGCAGCAGCGGCAGAACCCGTCCGGTCAGCGGATCGGTCTTGTAACTGTACAGGCTCAACTCGTCAATGGTGTGTCTGCATCTGGGATGAACCACGATGTCGTAATTCTTCAGAAATTCGATGCCTTCCTCAACAGACTTCGCCCCCTTGACTGCGCCCATGATCTTGGGAAACCCGTTCTTTCTCATGTGGCTGATGGTCTCTGGCCTCGCTGAGTCTGCCACGATTGGCCAGCGTTCTGCCTCTGGGATGGTCATAAACAACTCTGGAGTGTTCACAATCTCGCAGCCCACCATATACGCCTCATAGTCTATGTAGAGCGTGCGACCAATAATGTGGCAGCGCACCAACACAGTCGGGTCTACAGCAAATCCCCAATCCGCCCCCAGACGATGGATTGCCTCCGGTGGTGCTTCAAAGTCATCAATCTTCCAGTTGCGAAACACTCTGGCGTTGCTGTTGGTCAGGTATTGACCCTGCCAAACGTGCTGGTATTTGTCTGGGTCTCGTCTTAGGTCATACTCCATCTCGTCCCTGAGTACATCGGGAAACCAAGGGTTGTCACTAAAGTTGACCTTGAGGACCTCGGCATCCTTTGGCGGCTCAGGACCACGCAACAGGAAATCCACAGGATCGGACTGCTGGCGAGGATTCCATGAGAACCATAGCTCTGAGCCAGGCTTCCTGATCGTTGGGCGCAGCAAGTCAAGACTCGTCTGGCTTAAAGATTGAGCTTCCTCCACCCACGCACAGTCATAGCCTTCTAAGGACTTGATCGAGTCGGCGGTATGTGATTGCATCCCTTGGAAGATAATCGCCCCATCGCCCTTCTTTGACTTGATGACCGACTCTTGCACCTCAAAGTATGCGCCAGCGTTCATCGCCTCAATCTTGGTTTCCAAGAGACGCTTAACCGATTGCTGGAGGGATTTCTGGATTTCACGCACGCATACGCTTCTGCGCTTCTGATCCATGATGTGCGCCTCAATCATCATCTCAGCGAAAAAGTGAGACTTGCCCGAGCCTCGTCCTCCCCATGCTGCCTTGTATCGGGACGGTTCAAGCAGCGGCACAGCCCACTCTGGAGTTTGCAGCTGTAGGGTCTTACCCATTCTTGACGATTACTCGCTCAATCTTATTGAACTCTATCGGACCACCATCTGCACCAGTAAGCTCATGCTTAGTTGACTCTCTGTACTTCTTTGGGAATCGAGCAGCCATTGATCGTGACCAGATTGAGGCATTGAGCTTGGCTGATCCTTGCTCTTCAATCATGTGCGTTTGAGCGATGGTTTCCCACCAATATTGCTCAAATTCCTTAGCTTGCTCCAAGGCGTGCGAAAATTCTGGGTGAACATCACGCCATTCGTACATTGTGCGAGTGCCGACATCTAGCTCACAGGCAATTTGCTCAACTGATTTGCCGAGCTTCCCAAGCTGAATCACCCGTTCACAAAAGTCGGGATTATATTTGCTTGGTCTGCCTACGCTAAGTTTTGCTTGCGGCTTGATTGCCGACTTTGCTTGTTTCTTTGTTGCCATATAACCTTCGCGAAAGGTTGATTCTGCGGGGTTGTGAAAAAAATGGGGGCAATGCGCCCCCAGAGTACCCACTAACCAAAGAGTCTTTATTGTCCTATGTCTGGTACAGGGATGTCAACTGGCCATTTATTTGATTCTGTCAACTCCTTCACCGTTCTAACGTGTGCGAGCGTCCAGGCTTCCTTTCGCTGATCTCTTGACCATTTGCTGCCTTGGTCAATCTTGTAGTGGCATTCTTGGCATAACGCAGCGGTAAACTCATCGCTCGATTTGATGGATTTACCCTTGCCTCCCCATTGCGACCAGTTTGAATGCGCTGCTTGGCTCTCACCTTGCGCTCCACACAATTGGCAAGGCAAAGACGCAACATTGATTAAATGGTTCTTGCTTCTGTAGTATTTCCGTTTTAAAAAGATCATTCGTGTGACCTGTTGACCAATCTGTTGGTGGCCTGTTGTGTGCGCCACACCTCCACTTCGAGCCTTGCTGCCTCAATCTCCCACTTCAGCGTCTCTTCCTTTTCTACCGCTGCCGCAAGACCTTTGAGCAAAGTGTGATATTCGGGGTCTGCCAGAGCTTCTCGTTCCTGAGCGTTGGCGGCCTCGATGCCCATTGCATAACATTCTTTCATCAGCAATGCCTTTTTGCTGCGTCTGAACTCCTCCAGATAGACCCGTTGGGCTTTGGCTTCCCCATAGGCGGGAGCTTTATCTCGGATCAGCTGGGTGCATTCCTCTGGATTTATCATTTGAGTGCGTTCCATGCGGCATCTACGTTATCAATAATGTAAACAGACCCACCCGTCCAAGCGTCAATCCACTTGACTTGATCTGGGGTCAGCTCTCGATGTGATGGGGATTTCTTTCCGTCTTTGACTTCCATGAGGATTGTTTTCCCTTGGTATCCAACGAGTAAGTCAGGCACGCCATGACCGACACCCGCCAGGCTTTGTACGGTTGCGCCCACAGCCCTGAGAGCTTTGACGATTTCCTCCTGATTGCTGTCAGTTCTCGCTGCTCTTCGCATTTTTTGCCTTGTTGGTTATAAAGTCATTGACCTTTTTCTTGAGTTCCTCAATGCTGCCCACATCGTCAATAAAGTCCAGAATGCAAGCGTAAGCCTGCAACTCAAAGACCTCGGTGGCAGACAGTTTCGTTGTTTTTTTGTTTGTAATCTCTGCCACTTGTTTTAAATAATCGTGAGCCATTTCAGTCCTTTAGACACTTTCTTTAAATAACTTTGCAATCTTGCTCCAAGCCTCATCCCACTCATGCGTGTCATCAGCTGCGCCAAGCTCTTTAGCAGCTGCTATCAACTGGCGATTAAGTTCAGTCAGCCGCTTGATTTCATCGACTAATGGTTGCTGCGCTGCGGTAACAAATAAGTCTGCTTGCTCAACACTCAACCCACCAGACCGATGCGCCATGTCGGATGTGTCCCACTCAATTTCCTGTGACGTTTGTGCCAGACCATCTAATGCGGCTTCTCTGATTGCTTTGCGTAATGCGTCCATCGCATCGTCAATCTCAGCAACCAAAGGGATATTCATTGGCGGCTTGCTCATTTCGTTGATTGCCTCCAACGCCTCTAATGCTTGTTGCATTGCATCAATACTCATTTCTCATTCCTCTCACGAATGGCAGCGGCATGAGGATCGCCCAAGACAAACTCTTCACAAATCTTGGCGCAAATCTCTCTCTCATCCCTTTGGCCTGCCTCGTATCCTTGCTGGTAATACTTTGCTTTCTGGCGAGAAAGCACAGTTTCTGTCAGCAGTTGGGCAAAGTGAATCAGCTTGGGGTCTAGCCCAAATCGTCCTGATGCTGGTGCGTGAACCTCATCTTCATCGACATCGAACCCAGCCAGATCAGCTAATCGGATTAAATCGTCTCTAGTCATTTCCTCACTCCTGTCATAGCTGCATCAATTTGATCGTGCATCTGCTGCTCTGTCACCATGAAAAGCTGGCAAGTGTATTTGTTGAGCCACCGATAGCGTTCTGCATCCTTACGCAAGGTCCTGACTTCTTTGGCCAGCTCTGACATTTCCTCGCTAGTAATAAACGGACCAATATCCAAAATATTAAGTAAACGGTCTATATTGTCCATGTTTTTCCTCTGTTGCTTAGCCTCCAACGCTATCCATGCTTCCTCTTCGTATTCGTTCATGGTTTCTCCTTGTCTCGACAGATTTTCCCGTTTGGATAATACAAAGTGTTTGACATCCTACTTGGTGCTGCCAGTACCTCCATGCTGCCTGGGCGCAATACCGTCTTTGGTGGCTTATATGGTGGCCTGTCAAACTTGTCTATTTTTTCTGTTTTCTTTTTCATAACTTTATTGCAACCCAGATAAATAAAGCAAAAATTGCGATCAATGCTGCAAAGCCACCAATAAAAATCAAAATGGCAAGCAACGTGTTCATGTTTATTTCAATAATTCCCATGCTGTTGCTGCACATAGAGGGACTTGTCCATTTCCAATGGCTTTAAGTCTGTCCACCCTGGCGGCCACCCCATTAGCCACTCGACCCACGTTGGGTTCAGTTGTCCACCAATTACGTTTGGCAGCTGTTCGCCATAATTCTGCGTTTTGCCTGATTTTGTTATTCTCTTGCCAGACTTCACCGCCCCCTTGTAATCCCGATTGCATGGAGTTGGTAACATCTTGGTTTCCGCCTGTAACACCGCTTGGGTCAATCCATTCTGATGATTTTCCCGTGTTTGACGATTGGCTTTGTGTTCCGAACTCATCGGTGTTGGCCATTTTTGTACTGCACCACTCAAACCGTTTTGTTGTGTATTCGGATTGCAAAATTGTCCTTTTTTGGCATCGTTTGCTAATGGTGTCGGCCACATCTGAACCAACCTCCCCAATCCCACGCTCCCGTCCTTGCCGTTCTGATTCACCTTGCGAGGCATCCCTGTTGATGTTGTGTAAAAGGTGTCGTTCTTCCCAATCACCGCCCCACTCGTTGCATCGCTGGAAACTGGTGTCGGTAGCGAGAATCCAAATACGCTCTCTGAGATGCGGCGCACCAACGTCTGCTGCGGAAACAACGCCCCATTTTGCATCAAACCCCATTTGGGAAAGGTCTGCAAGGACAACTCCAAGTCCTCTAGTAGTGAGCATTGGGCTGTTCTCCACAAAGACGTATTGGGGTCTAACCTCGCCAACGATCCTAGCCATGTGCTTCCACATTGATGATCGGCTGCCCGTGATCCCCCCCCCCCCCCCTGCTGCGCTGATGTCTTGGCATGGAAATCCGCCAGATACAACGTCAACAATTCCTCGCCACGGTTTTCCGTCAAAGGTTTGTACGTCATCCCAAATCGGGAAAGGCGGGAGAATTTTGTCATTTTGTCGGGCGCACAATACGCTTGCTGGG